TGCATAAACTTGCCATCTACCATTCCATTATCGCACCATACTAGTGCAATAGAATCTTTTTTGCTCATAGTCCCCTGTGTCCCTATCTGTACTTTGCTGCTTTTTTTGCTATTGATTTAGGTTGTTTAACAAACTGTTTACCTTTAGCATTACCTGCAGCCTTTGCTTTATTAGTAGCGGCTTTCTCAGCAGGGCTTAGTGCTGCCCATGCCTTCTCAGGTAAATATCTTTTCTTACCCTTAGATGGCTTACCATCAGAGGTTGTCCACTTTTGCTTAGTCCAGTCTTTTAAAGACTTTTGAGATTTGGCTAGTGCCATTATCTATAACCTCCGCCAGCCTTCTTGTATTGAACAGCAAGTAGTTGTGCTTTACGGGCTGACCATTCTCCAGGGTCTCCACCCTTAGAACCAGCCTTAATCTTCTTAAACAACTTAGCCCTCATCTCAGGCTTAGTGTAATTGCCAGCAGCATTAACTTTAGACTTAGTCTTTTTCTTTGCTACCATTTTACTTTATCCGCCCAATATGCTGCAGACATTTTACCTTTAGCAATATTCTTTCTATGACGTGCTTTAAAAGATTTTTGTCTTGCTGTAGGTTGTCTGTCTCCAGTAACACCTTGCTGACCAAATCGAATTGTCTTTACTTGACTTCCTTCTTTGGCTACAACTACGTGTGATTTAGTAGGATGTTTAGGAGTACGCTTTGGTTTATTAAAACCAGACACTCCTGCTCTAGCGAGCCTTGAGTCCTTTTTGTTTTCCATGCTCCCCATACTTTCCTAAGATTGACCTAATGGTTCCGTTCTTGTTCAACCGAACCACTAGACCATTCTTAATTTGAACTGGATTAAAACCATCGTGGCGTTTATGACTACCACTAGATGACATTACTTCTTCTTACCCATTTTCTTCATAACCATTTTCTTAGAAGCAGCCTTCTTCGCCGCTTTCTTGGCCATAGCCTTACCTTTTGGAGTGTAAGGGAATTCCATTTTTCCTACTTTTGGCATTATACTTGTCCTATCTCTTTCATTACGGCTGCGGCTTTGGGTGTGATATCTTTCGTTTTAGGCATAGTGTCCGCATTATACGCTTTGCCTAAAATCTCTGATGCTTTATGCGCTTCTTCTACATGACGCATAGTTGTCCCTGCTGGTTGTATACCTTGTGCTCTTGCATCTCGATAAGCCTGAAGTTCTGCATTCCATTTTTTATCTGGAATATCTCTTTTAGCATCTCCTGCATTTACTTGTAAATTCATTACCTTGCATCCGAAACATCCTTCAACTTCTGTTGGATGGTCTTGCCAGTGATATGCCATACTCGTCCCTTACGCTGCTGTGAAATTAGCCTCAGTTATTCCTAAGCCAGATGATATTAGTGCAGCCTTAGTAGTATCATCTACTATATGTTCGTGGCCACCAAGATAAAATTCATCATAGGTTGCTATGTCTTCGTCCAGTGGGAATCTTACTTTAGAATAGGTAGCACCGCTTTTGGCAATACTAACACCCTTATTAAGTTTATAGAAGTAAAATAGTCTATGCTTACCGATAGGTGCTTCTTGTACAACTGGTGTTGTAAATGTGTAGTCTGCCATTGTTCTCCTTAATGAACTTACTGTAAGGCTAGAGTTTCCCCTAGCCCTACCGTCAATCAACTAAGCGATTGATGAACCTGATTCGATTCGGAATAGTGCCTCTTCGCGGTAGCGAGCAAAGCCTAGTACGCCGTACCAACCCATTGGGCGGTGACGCATCAAGCGGTCAACTACTGGTCCGATAACTACATGTGGCTCTTCGGCAACTGCCTCAGCCAATGCCTGTTGTCCAGCGATGATTGTGCGGTACACCTTTGCAGATGAAGAACCGTCAGTTGCTGTGTACAGACGTGGAGACTCTACGAAGTATGCACCCTCGTATGTTCCAATTTCTCCTGCCCAGATGCGGTCTTGTGAAGAACCGTATTGGTTAGGAAGCAACCATCCTGCTGAACCTGTCTCAGCACGTAGGTCGTGGGATACCTCTGGGTGTAATCCAGCCCAGTATAGTGAACCCTTGCGACCATTAGCCTTGTTAGCACGTAACTTAGCAACAGCCCTACGGATGTTTGCTGAAGATAGTGTTGCGGCTGCTGTGATAGTTGCAGTTGATGTTGCTGTTGAACCTGAGTAGATTACGTTTGAACCGCCACGCAATGTTGTCATTGCTACAGCGTCGATAGAATCTGCTAGGTTGTAAGCGATAATGTTTGCGATTGCAGGGTCAACATCTGCAAGAGAGAATAACTCTAATGCACGTGTTACCAACACTGAGTTACCGTACTCTGCAAGAGTAATGGTTACTGATGTTGGTGTTGACATTGCTACTGCTTCTGGGTCAGTTGTTTCTGTTAGAGCAGTTGTTGCTGCTGAAAGGTCAACATAACGTTGTAGAACAACGGTTGAGCCAGGGATTGCTTGACGGGCTGGGCGCTTATCTGCGACTGAACGAATTAGTGGTTCAGAGCGGAGAGCGAATTCTAGAAGACGGTCATACGCCTTCTGTACTAGACCAGCACCACCAGCGGTTCCTCCGAGATTGTCAGAGGCTGTTGATACATATGCCATTCGTCACCTCCAGTGACTAGAAACTATGATGATTGTTGTGAACGAAGAACATCTAACAATGCATCCATAGAATCTGCATTGTCAATTCTTGAGTTAAGTTCTTCCATTCTGTCTGGAGTAAACGCACCTTGTGTTAGAACATCCTGTTGCCTTAGGGCAGCACGGTCTTGTTCTGGCATGTTGGATTCATCTTGCTGTACTTTAATTCCGAATAAATCTGCATTATCATCGAGCCAGTTAGAAACTGTCTCCTCGTTAACATCATCGATATCCTTAAGAATTAAGCGTGCAGCCTTAGCGTTTACGCCTTTCTTTTCCAGGACTTCTTTGACGGTTCGCTCACGCTGCACTTTGGATAATCCTTCAAGTTGCTCAGTGAGTTCCTTAATACGCTTCTCATCGGCTCTCTTTGCTTTCCGTAACTTCTTAATCAAGTCACTTCCATCACCAGAGAAACCTTGGTCAGTATCTAGGTCTTCGTCTTCGTCTTCCCAGTAATTGTTGCTCATAGCAACTACCACCCTTCTATTCGTTGTTAGTCGCAGGCCGCAGTTCAGTTCGGGGAAACTGGCTGGCTCCTACTGTCGGTCTTATACGCTGCATTGGGCCGATAGGTCAATGTCAGGATTCTAGTATTGTCCGCCTGTTGTGCTAAGTAGCGACGCTTTTGTAGTTCCAGACTTACCAGAGAATGATGCAATTTCTCTCTCAGTAAGTGCTTTACGTTTACGTTGCGCTGAGGCTAGAGTATTAAATACTTCTTGTTCTGCCTCTGCTTGGTTATATCCAGGAAGTGTTGTTCCGTAGATTTCGCTTAACTTCTGTGCGGTAGGTAGGATATCTGCAATTGTTGCATATCCCTTTTGTGCTTCGGCTTGTGTGATTCCTTGTGCTGCTAGTTGTTCTGCTACAGTAACACCAGTCTCAAGTCCTTGTACTCTTGCGGCTACGCCAATTTCGGCTGCTGCAATCTGACGCTGAATCTTAGGTAGTTGCTGGTTAGGGTCAAGAACATAGGCAACCATATCGGCTGAGCCAATTCCATAATAATCTTTAAGTGTTCTAGCAATTGCAGGGTCAGCATTCTGGACTCTCTGAACTGCCATAGATACACGAGTTGATAACTCTGATGGAGATACGTCATTCTCAATGAACTGTCTTACATATGCATCATTATCAAATTGAGTTAAACCATATGCTCTAAGTGTTTGACGATATGCATCTTCATTAGATAGGTACTCCGCAGGAGTAAGGACACTAAGCCCTTTCTTAATGCGCTGTGCATTGGCAGCAAATCGTTGCTGATACTCTGGAGTATTCTGTAACTCTAATGTGATGGTGTCTTCTGTGTATCCCTGACGAGCAAGGTCAAGAATCTTAGCACCAAGAGTTGCGAGACCAAACTTAGCAAATCTATCTGCTACAATTTTGCCGACTGATTCTCTTTGTGCAGCAACTCTTTCCGCTTCTGCGGCTGCTGCCGCTGCTGCTTTGGCTGCATCATCTGCTGCTTTTTGTTGTGCTGCTGCGGCTGCTGCTGCTAGTGCTGCTGCATTTGCATTTGCTGCATTTGCTGCTGCCGCTGCTGCGGCATCTGCTGCGGCTTGTGCCGCTGCAAGTTGAGCAAGAAGTGCTGCTCTTTCTGCGTCAGATGCTGCTAAAAGTTCTGCTTTAATTCTTTCAAGTTCTGCTGCACGAGCATCTGCTTCTGCTTTAGCCTTTGCTTCTGCTTCTGCCTTGGCCTTTGCTTCAGCATCTGCTGCTGCCTTAGCAGCCGCGTCTGCTGCGGCTTTAGCCGCTGCGTCTGCTGCAGCCTTTGCTGCTGCATCTGCAGCCGCTTTAGCGGCGGCATCTGCTGCTGCATTACCAGTTGCTCCAGTTGCACCAACACCAGTTGTTGAACCAGATACTGGCGTAATACCAGCAGCCTTAGAAATAGTTTCAAGTTTAGCAGCGCTTACGCCAGAGGTAGGAGAGAATGGATTAGTTCCACCAGTTACTCCACCAGCATATGTGCTAGTTGCAGTCTTTGTTGCAGTATTAACAACAGGAATATTTACTTTTTGTCCGACATTAATCTTATTAAGATTAGAAATTTGTGGGTTAGCAGCCGCTACTGCAGCAACGCTAACGCCTGCTTTAGCAGCAATCGCTGAAATTGTTTGTCCAGATTTTACTGTAGTTGTACTAGCAACAGGTACTTTAGGTTTAGGAGCAGCCACGTTTACGCCAATCCAAAGTCACGGAGGACTTTTAATGATAGTGAGTCTACAGTTTTTCTAGCATTGTCTGTCTTTTCCCAACGAGGGTCTTGACGAAGTTCAGTCTCAAATTGCCAGATTGGTTTAACTGAAGGCTTACCATCAGCGCCAATATACTGTAATGCTCTACGAAGGGTAGGGTCATTAAACGAAATAGTATCTGGGTCAATCTCTAGAATGTTAGACATAGAAGATTTATAGGCTGAAGCCAATGCCTCAACACTTGTTCCTTTATTAATCTGGTCAGAATAACCAGGAAATGCGCTAGCAGAATCTCTGCGGATTAATGCTTGAATGTCATCAGTTGTTGTAGTGCCAGCAAAGATACCCTGAGACCATGCGTCCAAACTTCTCTGTGAGTAGGACATGCCAAAAGCATCAGCATACTCTTTAAGACTTTGTACACTACCTAATGTAGAGCCACCAATTGGCTTTCCTTTAGCAGCAATAAGAGCATTAAGGTCTAGTTGTGTATCACTAAGTCCTTTAAGATATGCATTCTCTAGGGTAGCATCATCTACAACTACACCTTTT